GGCTAAAACAATAATTATGGTGATTATATTTAGTATAATACTCAACATTCTTACATTTATATAACAAATTTATTTAGATTCTACCTCTTCACCTTCCTCGACTTCTCCTTCACCTTTAGTATCCTGGGCTTCCGTAGACGACTCGGACTTTTCCTTTTCAAACTTTTGCATCGCTTCAACTGAATTGAACCCCTTATCAGCCGCCTCTTTCTCGAGAGCCGCCTTCGCCTCGGCTTCACGTTTTTCCTTTCTTTCTTCAATTTCCTTAGCAACCGTGGCATCCGCTTCCTTAACAAGTTCTTCCATTGGTGTATCTGGTTTTTCCTTTTGAAGGCGTTCTAGAACTTCGGCTGGATGACTGATTGGTGGTTCATCTGGTTTCGTATAATACTTCGAGTTTTCATCACCCGGCTTCGCAAACGACGATGCACTTTCAACCATGTCACGTTTACGTTCCGCAAACATTTGTGCCGCTTGTGCTTGATTTTCTTTGTATCCAGACATAAGTTCCTCAAGCTTTTCGTTCGTATAATGAACGTCTTCGATCTTCGTCGGATCGGGTGGGATTAACAACCATTTATACAGATCAACGACGTAAATATCAAATGTCGCATCTTCTTTTTGAAGACGCTTGGCGTGCGATGCAGCCTCATCTCTGGAATTAAATGCACCCCGGATCTTAATTCCAAACTTATCGTTCTTTTGGGGTGCTTCCGGTCCTATGACGGAAAGACACGCATATAATTGACCAGGCACGGTCGTGTAGTCTTGTTCAAGAGTTGACATTGTTTTATATAATAACAAAGCTTAAAAACTTTAAGTCTATTCTATGTAATATAATGCACGAATTCTGGAATAAACAACCTGTTCCCCAAGATAAAGTTGTTTTTAAAAATGATGGTGAAATAAATTCATCGAGAGAACTTAGGTATGAAAAAAACCCGTTACCTGAAGGATATGAATGGAGTTCGTGTACTGTAGATGAACTCTGTGAATTTTTAAAAGATAATTATATACAAGATGATTTTTTCGAATTCATGTACTCTAAAGAGTTAATTGAATGGACGCTATATCCACCGGGGTACAGGGATGAATGGAACCTCGCTATTCGTGAAAAGGAAAGTAATAAACTCATTGCTTTTATATCAGGTATACCTTTAGACGTTTGTGTTAATAAAAAAATAATTCAAATGCTTCAAATAAATTTTTTGTGTGTTTCTAAACATCTCAGAGATACCAAATTTACACCCATGCTTATAGGCGAACTCAAAAGACGTATGAATTTACAAAATAGGTGGCAAGCTGTATATACAGTCGTAAAACATTTACCTACACCCATCTCTAAAGTCACGTATTGGCATAGACTCATAAATGTTAATAAACTTAATAAACTCAAGTTTTCTGAAGCAAGAGAAAAAGCACACCTCATTTTAGGTACGTCACAGTTTAGGGAAATGAATGAAAACGATATACCCCGGGTTACGAAAATGTTACAAGAACATTTAAAAAAGTTTAAACTTTCACTTTATATCGATGAATCTTACGTTAGACACTGGATTCTTCCACGTAAGGATACCGTATATACATACCTAAGCGATGAAAAAGACCAATTCGCCACGTTTTATAGTTTGGATTATGTACATAAATCAAGTGGTGAAATTATAAAACAGGCGTACACATTCTATAACGTCGGGAACTGTTTAAAAGATGCTATAATAATGGCACGTAACCGTGGGTTCGATGTATATAATTGTGTAAACGTTGGGGTAGATGAAGATGAACTTCGTGAACATAAGTTCATGGAAGGTACGGGATATAACCACTATTACCTTTGGAATTGGAAAATTAACGAAGAAATTAAACCTAAGGATATAGGTTTTATATTGATATGACGTCCGGTACCGAGAATCAGGTCTCGGTTATAACTCTAGTTAAAAAAGAAAAACGAATATAAATAAATGGAGGAGATACGTAAGTACCATAACGAGTCTAAGCGTCTCCTCATCCAATCGGCTACCCGCGAAGGCGACAGTATTTTGGATGTAGGATGTGGATTCGGTGGTGATCTCCAAAAGTGGCGACACGCGGGGGCTAATATAAGCATGTGTGAACCGAATCCAGAATCACTTAAGGAGGCTAAGTCGCGTGCCAAAAACATGAAAATACGCGTCAACTTTTACGAAGGTGATATATTCGCGTGTCCACAAAGAAAATATGATGTCGTATGTTATAACTTTGCGTTACACTATATATTCGAATCACGCAAGTTATTCGAGACGTCTTTATTAGCAATTAAAAATAGAATAAAACCTGGTGGTCAATTCATAGGAATCATACCGAATTCAGATAAGATTATCATGAATACACCAGTAAAAGACGAGTTAGGGAACTATTTTCTAATGAAACATACAAGTTCGGGAAACTTTGGGGAAAAGTTATACGTCCATTTAGCCGATACACCATATTATGCCGACGGCCCAAAAGTCGAACCCATCGCGCATAAAGATATGTTTTTTACGCGCATGGAAGATTTGGGGTTTACTTTAACATTATGGGAAGATCTTAAAGGGAACCCGGTTTCGGATCTATATAGTAAATTTAAGTTTGTGTATAGAAAAAAGTAAAATAAAATAATCGATTATAACAGTATGATGCGAATATATATCGCCGTCTTCGTGATTCTTATATTAACAACTTTACTGTTAACTATACTATATAAAAGTATACCCGTAAAATCTGATGAGGTTCAGGCAGAAGAGGTTCAGGAAGAAGAAATAGATGAAGATATTGTAGAAGAGAAAATTCCTGATTCGGATTCGGATTCAGAAGATGAAGACGAAATTTTAAATGGTTCGACACAAGGATCGTCTATAAAACCACCCAGGGAAAAATCACCCCCAAAAATTAATCAACCTCAACCAATCGCACCCATTCGATTACCCGTACCCCCTACTCCTCCATCTCCACCTCCACCTGCATCTTTAGAACCTCTACCCCCTACTCCTCCAGCTCCACCACCTCCACCTCCACCTGACCAATACCAATGGATTACACATAATAAAAAATACCACCCGTTTAGTGCTTTGAACGGTAAATTTGTAAATTCTGATGACATTCCAGGTAATTCAACTTCGGAATCTCGTCTTACTGATATAAGTATCGATGAATGCAAAGAAGAATGTGATTATTTAGATTATTGTAATTCTATCCAATACACAAGTGGGAATCCTATGATCAAACCCAAAGGATCTACGTGTTATATCACGAGCGCGACTGTAGCAGGTACTGGAAAGCCGGAAGATACACCATACTTTGCACAAAATGAGAGTGGGACAAAAATATTTCAGAAAAGCATTACTAAATCGTATATACCTCCACCACCAGCATCTCTAGAACCTCTACCCCCTACCCCTCCAGATCCACCACCTCCACCACCTTCGAGAGCTCCACCACCTCCACCTCCAGCTCCAACTCCAACTCCAGCTCAAGAACCCGAAAAAGTGAAAGAAGTAACTACTAGTACAATTACCCATGGAATGTATGTTAGTGAAAAGCAGGCGAATGATGCCGCCGCAAAATATTTGAAAAGTGGAAGTGATAAACGAGCGGAAATTGAAGCCGATATTGCAAAAAAGCTCACTTCGTCTGGCGCGGGATCTTTCACGGCTTCAGATATATCAGTTGTCAAAATAGAAGTTAATCGAACAGGAAGACGTGTATGGTCACTTAATGTTACAGTCGAAATTACGAACAGAAAGGAAGCTTCTCCAGCTCCAGCTCCAGCTCCAGCTCCAGCTCCAGCTCCAGCTCCAACCCCTCAGTTAGAAAGTGGTAAAATAATAAAAGTAGTTGAAAAAGAAATCCTTATTTACAATTCTAAACCTGAGACTAAATCACGAAGTTATGCCGAATCTTTTAGTAGTAATGAAAGTCTTAAACGATCTGTTATAGATACTTATATCAGAGAACAAAAGGAATCTGATAAAAATTTTATAAATGCAGAATATGTCCAGCCTTTTAGTTTTCGCTTCCAACAAAATCGAGCTATGGGTCCGGGAGACGTTCAATTCTCTACATATTGGAAAGTATATGTAAAAGTAAATGTATCAGAAATAGGTGATTCCCCGGAAGAAATACAGAGAAAGAAGGACGAGGCAGCAGAAGCTAAGAAAAAATTAGAAGAGGAACGGGAAGCAGAACGAGAGAGAGAAAGAGAAAAAGATAGACTCGAGAAAGAAAATAAATTATATAACGAATTCCCAACACTGAAAAAATCAATATTAAAAGAAATTTTAGGGAATAGGTTTCACCATTTGCCTTCAGCTAGAACTGAGGCTCAAAAATTATTAAACGAACAAGTGGCAGAGGCACAAGCAGTACAGAAAAAATTAGAAGAGGAACAGAAAGCAGCTGCAGAAGCACTAGCAGCGGAAGCGGCAGCGGCAGCGGCGGAAGCGGCAGCGGAAGCGGCAGAAGCTAAGAAAAAATTAGAAGAGGAACAAAAAGCGGCTGCAGAAGCGGCGGCAGCAGAAGCTAAGAAAAAATTAGAAGAAGCGAAGAATGAACAAGAAAGACTAAAAGCTATAAAGGATGCAGAAGAAGCTAAGAAAAAATTAGAAGAGGAACAGAAAGCAGCTGCAGAAGCACTAGCAGAGGCAGCTAAGAAAAAATTAGAAGAGGAACAAAAAGCGACTGAAGAAGCTAAGAAAAAATTAGAAGAGGAACAAAAAGCGGCTGCAATAGCAGCGGCTAAGAAAAAGATTGAAGATGCAAAACTCAAATATGGTTCTGAAACATGGAACGTGGTTATATTGGGTAAACATTTGAACACGAAAAATGTTCTCAATTACGAACAATTACAAACTATTAAAATATCCCCAACTACAACATTTTATGACATTATGAAAAATAATATCGTATGGTTTAATTTAGAATCGGTAAAGTATTTTACATGGAGTATATCAAATGACGACTCATATATGGATATTAAGTTTATGAGAAATAAAATGTCTGTTAACGAACCGTTAGACATCTACGGACGACCCGAGGAACGTTGGTTCGCAAATCCGGAAATTCTACCTAGTGCAAAAACTACGAGAATAGTAGATGTTTGTTGGGACAGTACGAGAGAGGAAATGAAATGTGAAAACAAAACCGTTTATATCAAAATGGATTATAATAAATCTGAACTTAACCAGACATTTGGTAAAGAGTTAATGACCCCCGTTATAGGAATCCCTATATATACCTTTACTACATTTCCAGATTCAAAATGGTTCAAAATACAGTATAATCAAACTAATAAAACGTATTCTTTAAAGAAAATATTACAAACACCGAGTGTATTTCGTGAGTCGACCAAAGGCACATATTTTTCACCAAGTGCAGATCCCTCTGATAGATATAAACGTCAATTCCATGACGATGGTATATATAGAATTGAAGAATTGGTTAATGGTGATGAGATTTACAATGGTGAATTTATTATAAAAACCGTGAGTGATAAATACGTAATGTATACAAAAGACGATAAATTAATTTCTGGTATGCGTGCAGGAAGTGGTAACGAATGGCATTTGCTTAAAAATCCAATATTTATACCAAAAGATAAAGTTAATAAAACTGATTATGAAAATGCTAAATTTGGTTTACTTGGTGGAATGCCATTTTTACACAGTTTTTCAAATAATGGTGAGATTGTACCAAACAAGAAATATTATTCACCAAATAAAAAGTATTATGCTATTTTTATACCTAAAGATGGATTATATACTAAAGATGCCGAATCCGATAGATATAAAGTGCGTATACGTACACCGAATTCCACTTCTACTAAATTATATTCACAATCTCTCATTCAAGGAGGTAATCAACTACATTCTTTGATATTCTACAAAGATAATGAATTGAAACCAAATAAAACGTTTATGCTTAATACTAAAGAAAAAAGGAGAAATTTCGCACTCGTGGTAACAGATTTAGGTGAACTTTTATGTTTTGACTTATATGAAGGTAAAATAATAAACAATTTTGGGAGAACATATGAAGGTACATCTAGCTCTCAATTAGTTCAGTGTCGTAAAAACGATCCCGACGAAAATTCTAAGCCGGGCAACCGTACAAAATACTTGGCGAATAAGGGAATTGTAACAAGTTTACAGAAAGTAGAAAATAAAGATATATATGATAGCTGGAAAAACAATTATAGTAGTTCGACATATCCATATTTTGATCATAGGGGGGCCGTAAATAATTTTGATAAAATATCTGCACAGGAAATGCAAAATATTTGGATTGATGATTGTAAAGATATGCGTGTAAACGAACCATTAATAAAACCCTATCTAGAGTACTCTGCGTATGGTTATAAGGGAGTATACGATGATGATTAAAATATTACTCTATATAAAATGGAAGTATTGGGTATTTTTATTATACTGTTAATAATTTTATTGTTATATAAAATTATTAATGTGGAAAAATATGAATCTATTAAAGAGCCATTTTTTACGCTTTGGGTATCTGCAGAAAAGAAGTATGAATATAATACTATATATGTAGAAATATCGGATTATGAAAAGGGTTTAATACACGAAATAGAATACAAGTCTCCGGAACTTTATATTAGTAATATGGCAAAAAATGAATATATATTACCAGTCGATTATTCGGATGATTTTAAAGATTATTTAGGTAAAAAGGTAGTTATAAAATTTTATAGAAATAGTAAAAATCAAAGTGATTTGTTTCATATTACACATACTATGCTTCCATACTCTAAGGAGGATGAATCGTCTTTTGATCCATCTAAATTAGAAAATGACGATATGAAATTTAGTTCTCCACCTCCACCCCCACCTCCACCTCCACCTCCACCTCCACCTCCACCTCCACCTCCACCTCCACCTCCACCTCCACCTCCACCTCCAGCTGAAGAAGCGGGGCAAACCCTACTATCCTTCACACATAATGGAGTGTTAGTCGGAGATAATAAAGTTCTTGCAAAAGTAAACGGTAAATGGGGTATCCTCTCCAAAATAGCCGTGCAAAGAGCTGGCTTCCAACGAAACGGATACGTCATTGAATCACCTCGATACACTGCCGGTCCCACTGGGTTTGACAAAGTCGAGGAAGTAATTTTTAAAACGGGAGTGGCTAAGGAAGATGGTGGCATTATATATAAAACTAAATCGGTGTTCTGGAATTGGGAAATACACAGGAACCCGGACAATTCTTTTTATGTCGAAGCGATCACTGGTACACTTGGAGGGCAAGTCAAGGTCAAAACGGAAAATTTTATGGCTAATGAGAACGGTATAGTTGTCATACCAATCAATTCGGGTGGTAAACGTTTTGAAACGAAGACCTTTCAAAATCGTAATACGTGGACAGAGAACTACCCCCCGGACCCAGGTATTTTCATCGAGTCGATAATGTTTAAGGTCGCACCTCCCCTCACTTAAGGCGCTTCGGAATCACGTCTTTCGAATTTTTATATATGTTTATGATAAGATGATACTCGCCATACTTCTACTTATCATAAACGTGTTATTATACATTAACACGAGGGAACCACAGGAATTAACAGATGTTCGTGAAAAATACAGGACACTCAGGGAACATCTTAAGAAAACAAATAATCAGGAATTCGAAATGTTATACAAGGAAATTCCAATTACCGCACATAAGCGTATGAATGGGTCTATCGGCTACAATGTGAGTAAAGGTAGTGATATAGGTTTATGTATCGATGGTGATCCCAATGAAATATTCCACGTTTTATTACACGAACTCGCACACTGTACCGTCGACGAATATTCACATAGTAAAGAGTTCTGGAAAAAATTTGATGAACTTAGAACTATGTGCGTTTCTTTAGGGATATACCGGGAAATACCACAAAGAACTGAATTTTGTGGTAAACACATCCAGGATAAATAATGTTTAGTATTAATAAAATGCAATCGTTCGGCGATTTAATGAAAGCGTATTTGTTACTAAACACTTTACTCGCGTCTTCGAGCGCCCCACTACTTTTAAACGATAAATGGTTAAACATGTTTGTAATCATGGTCGTTACACCATTAGTCATCAGTATATTACCACGTGGTGGTAATTTAATTGGGCGTTTAGCTATAGATGCACCATTTTTAATATTGTCAACCTTATTAGGTATGGGTATGGTTGCGGGTGTTTCCCAAATAAACAAAAGATTTGAAAAAGATTTTAGAGATTATGGTAAAACTACGAAGAGTACTGGTACTGTTCTAGGACTTCGCGCAGTTGGTTTACTGTTCGGATTTCTCGTTTCCTATTTCATTTTTGGAAAGAGAATGTATAAACATTATAACGCTATTTAAGCGTACTTTCTCGCAACATAAAAGGCGATCGCCGCGACCATACCGGTCGACGCTAAGCCGATTGCACTTCGATTTCCCTGGTCGTTCAAAAACGATGGGACAAAGTTCGCAAGTTTTTCTTGAACTGGCTTACTAATTGCCGCCGCAGCACACACAGCTACAATGAGTGCTTGGAACTGGTCATCAGTAAGGTTGAATGGATTTTTAGATTCGGTTGGTTTTTCAGCTGTTTTTTGTGCTACTGGCTGTTGCGCCATCATCATTGGAGCTTGCATTTGCATTTGTTCCATTCTTGGATCGGCGCTCATCATTGGTGGTTCGAGTAATTGCTCTTGGCCCATAATATCGGAAATTGAAGTAGAGTCCATCGTCTGTTTATTTTCACTCACATTTTTTTCAGGGGGGATATTCGGCACGAAGGATGTCCCTTGATTGTTATTTAGAGATACCATACCGTCGCCATTATCTGAAAGATTCATCGTTCTAACGTCTGTCGCCATTTATATGTACATAGTTTTTTGGTTTTAAATGATTACGCATTATTGTCCTGAAGAGTGTAGTTTGGGTATAAACACCCGAATGTTTTTATGATCCTGGGTAAATCATTTAATTTATCGTAATCACACATATCGTTATCTATATAAACAGTTTTTGTATGATGACATACATCAATTAATATTCTATACCCATCGTCACTATCATCTGGTTTAAATTCATTATAAGCTGGATACACTACAGTGTTGGCATTTTTTATGGGTGTATACATTCGTTTAGCAATTGATCTTATCATTTTCTTTTCGTAACTTTAAAGGGTGTATTCCTTTTAACTGATTTTGGGTCTCCAATTTTCACGTTTCCATGTTTTGGGTTAAACATCTTTTTATGTGTTTGCCAGTACTCTGGTGCACCGACTCTGAAGTTTTTACGAAGTGTTGCTTTATACCAAAATACACAATCTTCTATTTTATTACTTTTAGACGTATTATCTAATACCAAACATTCGTAATTTTCCGTACATGAATCCATAACTTTATTAAACATCTCAAAAGATGGAAAGATACCAAAAAAGTTTTTAAACAATTTTTCCCTATTTTGAATAATATTTTCACGTAAAATGAAAATGTAATCTATATTTGCCCTGAGTGCAGGTGGTAGATCCATACAGTACTGCATGGTTAACATGAAAAATATCTTCCAATGTCGTCCATTCATAAAGCATTGACGAATACACGTATCTTTCATAAACTTAGAATCATACATACAGTCATCTAAAAGAAGAAAGGCCCCACAATTTTTTTTACCCGCACCAACTAATCTTTTTTGTCTATCCATTACACGTTCAATAGCTTCTCTATCGTAATCACCGTATATGAATAAATCTGGTATATACTGTTGATAATAATGATTACCTTCTTCTGTTGCTGATAAAACTATACCCGCTGGTAAATGTTTTTTATGGTACAGAATATCAGTAACAAGGGTTGATTTACCCGTATTACGTTTACCTATAAAAACACAGACTTTATCGTCTGCCATTTTTTCAGGTTTGAATTTTCTCAATTGAAGATTCATCTATAATATCGTGTCGTTTTATTTCATAAAATTTTACTCACGTAAAGTAAGAATGGCTGGTCGATTAAACCTTGCTATCACGGGTATCCAGGACCAATGGCTTACTGGGGAACCCGAGTTTTCATATTTCTTGATGAATTTTAGAAGACATACTAAATTTTCAATTGAATCTATTGAAACACCTTTTGATGGTGATATTGATTATGATGTATCGGTAGAATGTCGTATCCCAAAAAACAAGGGCGATCTTATTCGAAGTACAATGCTTAAATTTACTTTACCTAAACCAACGACACCTGATAAAACATTTACGGTGACTGCTGCTGATGGTAAATACTTTATAGATGGTGTCCAACAGGCAACATTGACTTTATACGAAGGTACGACGTATACCTTCAACAATGCGAGTCATCCATCACACCCGTTTAGGTTTTCCACAACGGCTTCACCCAGTTATTCCGATTACACAACTGGTGTTACGAATCCAAGTACAGCTACTGTTACATTTGTCGTACCAGTGGGTGCACCATCAACTTTATACTATTACTGTGCTGCACACAATGGTATGGGTGGTCAAATAAACATCAAAACGCTTCGGTACCGCGAATCTATAGGTGCACAATTAATAGACCATGCTGATCTCATTATTGGTGGTCAAACCATAGAGAGAATAACGGGTGATTATATTTACATGTATGACCAAATACACAGTAATAAAGATGATATTGATCAAACACTCTACTTCTTAACGGGACACGGTAATTATATAGACGTGACGTACGATTGGGATTATAGTGTATTATTACCCTTTTATTTCTTTAGAAACCCGAGTTTAGCTATACCCGTATGCGCTTTAACAAAACAACTCGTCGAAGTACGTATAAAGTTTAAAAAACTCACAGACGTCACATTATCATATACGAGAACAGGTGGTGGTGTATCTGATCCACCGTCGAGTGTTTTGTCTTCTATTAATAAGGTTTCTCTCGTGACAGATTTCTTTTTCATTACAGAAGATGAAAAGAATTTCCTACTTACGCGTCCAATAGAATACGTTATAACCCAACTCCAAATGTCTCAATTCAAGTTTAAAGCGGGTGAATCTAAAAAATCTGGTATGCTTAACTTTAAAAATCCTGTTAAGGAAATGTTCTTTTTGGCTGTAAGTGATGATGTATACAAATACGAACCAATAAAACAAGTTACAATGAAGTTTAATAATACCACAATCATAGACGCCGATAATTTAATGCTCAGTTACGAACAACCATTAAAGTATTATACGGGAGTTACGGGTAATAACTTTGGTGTCTATAGTTTTTCTTTGAAACCAGAAACGTATTACCCTACTGGTCAAGTCAATATGAGTAGAATAGCACATAATTTGATAGATATTGAGCTTGATTCACCAGACGCGAGTTTCCAACACAAAGTTTACGTATACGCTGTAAACTATAACGTTTTACGTATAAGCAGCGGACTTGGGGGTTTAAAATTTTAGTCAGTTATACTAGTAATGGCTGGTCGTGTTCAATTAGAAACATCTGGTCCACAGGACGCTTTTTTTACAGACGACCCCGAGTATACCTATTTCATAAAGAATTTTCAAAAACATACCAATTTTGCACCATTCTTTGTTGATTTAGACGTTCAAGGTGAAGTAGAATTTGGAAACACTATTCGATGTACAATCCCACAAAACCAAGGTGATCTTCTTAAGACAGTGAGTATGAAAGTTGAATTATCTAGTATACAACAGAATTTGGTAGGTGGTATCGAAGGTATAGGATACGTTGAGTCTATAGGTCATGCCATGATTGAGTATGTTGAAATTCTGATAGGTGGTCAGGTTATTCAGCGTATACCAAGTGATTTCTTAGCTATATATTCTGATAATTACGTTACACAAACAAAACAACATAATTTAGAGAAACTTATTGGTAAACCACCTTTAGAATTTTCAGGTACTCAGGTATCTACAGTTCAAATTGCAGGGTATCTAGGTTTAGCAACTTCTGATACTAAATATTTTGTTGATATACCATTTTATTTTTATAATAATCCCGAACTCGCTGTACCACTTTGTGCCATAACAGGTCAGGAAATAGAAATTGTTATAAAACTTAGAGATCTAAAAGATTGTGTTTGGGGGTATGACGCAACCGACCCTGCAAATAGTAATTCAATTTTTTATTTAGGTGATTTCGTACAAACAAAAGGACTTATAAAAAGTTTAAAATTAACAACTGAAATGGTTTCTCTAGATGAAGAAGAAAAACAGATGTTATTAAGTAAAAAAATAGATTATATAATCACACAGATACAAGAGAGTAAATCTATAATACCACAGGATTCAAATGTAAATTCTATAGTTGATGTTAAACATAAACTTAAATTTAAAAATCCTATAAAGGAACTTTTTTTCATAGTACAGAGATTAAGAAAGCTAACAGGTGGTCATTTTGTTACAAATTTTGATTATGATTCAAATTACCAATTGTATAACGGTGAATACGTAAATTATGAACACTTACAAAACCTTGAAATACAATTAGACGATTCCGTTATTTTAGATAAAGTTACAGGTAATGTCATAAACTTACGCGCAATACAGAGTGGTATACACCATTCAAGAACACAATTATTTAGAAGATATTATTCGTATAGTTTTGCACTTGAACCGGAACGGTGGTATCCAACAGGACAAAGAAATTTTAGTTTAATTAAAGAACAAGATATAAAACTCAAGATATTACCAGACAACTTGGCTAAAAGAGAACTTAGAGTTTTAGGCCTAAGTTATAACATACTCCGTGTAGAAAACGGAATTGCTAAAACACTGTTTAATTTATAATGAATCAACAAGAAAAAGACGCAACCACTAACTTAATTGAGCAGGTCCAGGACTCTGCTATTAATATCATTCAACCCGTACTCGAAAGAACTATGGTTCTCGCAGCTGAATACGCCAAGGCTTCCGGTAGAGATATGGTACTCGGTGAAGATTTGGAATACGCTATGAAATATTGTGCCATGAACGAAGTTGGTAAGAAAATGGGAACACATTTCCCGGAAATATACGAAGAATCTTCCGATGAAGAAGACGAAGAAGATGACATTGAATTTGAAGATGAAGAAATTCCTTTTACGCGGTACACAGGACGCGAATATAAGTTTGTCAAAATGAATATGGCGTACGATAATTGGGATGCGTGGGAACCAAAAAATCCGTCAGAATTAATGTTAAAAAATGCTATAGATAGTAATGAACACATCGGAACCTGAAGGATATGAAGGAACGTCTAAACATTTTAAATTATATGATGACGATGATAGTTCTGATACTGAAAGTGATTCCGATACAGAAACAGATTCGGGATCCGACACAGGAATGGAACGCATAAATGTTGGTATGTTAAAAGGATATATGAAACCAAAACACTATAAAAAAATTTTAATAGAAGAAGATTTACTCCCCGATTAAAATCTCAGGATACTATATATAAAAATGTCTACTGCTGCTGAAACTGTTACGCTCGTCGCTCGTGAACTCGAGTCCCAATCCCTCAACGCCGTTGTTGCCGGCTTCTCCTTTGCCGCCGCCCTCTCGTGGATGGACTTGGTCAGGTGGACTGTTAACCAAGTTGTTAAGGTTAACAAGAACGGTGGTATGAACTACACTCTTACTGCCTTGTTCACAACGCTCTTGTCTATCTTGGTCTACGTCGGTATCTCCCGTGTCTCTACACGTGTGCAAAAGCCAGCGCAACCAATCTTCGCGGTTACTCGATAAGTTTAGGCTTACGCATAACCAATAATAAAAATAAACCGGTTGCAACTACCATAAATATAGATATAAACGCATCCCATCTACGCGGATCCTCCATTTCGGGGATACTCATAGGTGGTGGAAGAGAAAAGTCTCGTTCCACTTTAGCAATATTCTCAAGTTTATCAGTAGAACATGTGACCGCAAGTTTAAGTATATGATTCGCATCTCTAAACTCATATGGTATTAACCGATTGTTACTACTGTAATAAAACTGAACACGTAAACTTGATATCGTTTTTTGTGATCCAGAATCAAAATTATGTTCAACTGTATCGTCAACACCCGAAAAGTTAATCACATCCCCACACAGAAGTATACGCCCTGTATAAAAAGGTGTTTCAGAAAATACTGTTTTGTTAAATTCGTCAGAACCACTACTCAGTTTAACTATAATTGCATCGGGACCCTGTAAATTGACGCTACCAGTATGTAATTTATAAGGAGAGATAGATGTAGAGAATACGTTAGAAGCACTTGTACCTAATATATCATGTGGTGTTGTTTTACCATTGACACCTGATTTATACCCATTTGTACCGTTATAGAAATCAAAACTAAATTGACTTGGACCTTCAAACGTTATCGAATTTGTATCTTTATCATACGAAGATCCAGATAACCTACCACCCGAATTTACAACAACATTTGAAGCTAGATCTTCACCATCATAGTTTCCGTTTGGTATTGTTATATCGTAGTTAGACGACGTATTGTTTATTGTGAACGTATTGTTATGAGCATTTATAAGTAACTGACTATTATGTATACGTGCTGATATAAGTGAAATTTTACTTACATCGTAAATCGGGTTTTTTAGGTGTACAACATAATCAGCTACGTTTGGGTACAAAACTGGGTCTCGTTCACCACTGTCTATATCTAAGGTATGTACCTTCATTAAAATATATGAACAATATTTTAATGAGTGTATGTCTCAATTTATATTTATTTAAGAAAGACTATGAACTAATGGGTTACTTGAAAGCTGTCTTCTAGCTGTATCCAAACTCATATTAGTAGCATTTGGATTTTCGTGTCCCTTATAAGCATTGAATTTATGGTAATCGTTGTTTCTATATTGTTGTGTCCAAGCGCCATTCGCAGCATTTACTCGACCATCAATTCTCGTTGTATCGGAACGAACACTCGTAACCATACCCCCTTGATTAAGTGCATCGGCACGAACGTTCATTCGTCCTGGACCCGCAGCTCTATTTGGTTTACCACGGCGATCGTCTGGTCTGAAACCATATTTTGTAAGTTCTTCGGCTGTGTATGCAGAACCGTACGTTCTCTTTTCACCGATCTTAGTCGCTGGTGTGTTCAAGTATCCACCAACAAAGCTACTAATACCTGGGGCTGGTTGATTATTGTACTGATACTGTTCGATAGAACCATCGGCTTTGTTTCGTGTTGGCTCTTGAGCACGTGTAAGTGCAGAAACCGTTCTCTTTGCAGATGCAAAATTTAATGTGTCAGTTCTCGAACCCGTTTCTGATCTATTTGTTGTTCTCTTTGTACGTTCATGTTCTGCTCTTGGTGTTCTACCAGTCATGCCCTGTGCCCTACCTGCAACTGGAGGAAGACGATCATGTAAAAACGCCGTCTTTTCTGGTCTATTATGTGAAACTTCACCGACAATACCACGTCTACCACCTTTCGCATCAAATGCGGGGCCCGACCTACCGGGTAAAGTCGTTAAGCGATACGCACCAACATTCTCTGGGTTAACACGAAACAATTGTTGATTACCCCCAAACGCGGGAACTTCTGGTCCAACACCCAAACCTGGTCCGACGAGTTGTTTTTCAATTGGTGAAAGATTATTCATTCGCCCCGCATCATACATACGATTTCTCATAGACAAAACTTCACCCCCCGAAGATCGTTGTTGTGGAGCAATTTGACCAAACGACCCCATTTCTTGTTTTGAATTATACGATGGTTCTACTAATGGTGATAAAGGTCCTAAATAATTTGTTTGTTGAGTAACCTCCATATTAGAGAAATCAGAAACTACCTCTTCTTCCTCTATTGGATTACCTTCTACTGTATATTTTTCGTCTGGTTGACTCAATTTTCTACCGGCATAAACTAAGCCGGCTATAGCCATTATAGATATAGGATCAGCCATTCTTATTTCTTAGCGAGATTTTTATTGAGATATCTTTGCTGAAACAACCCATTTTGCATTTCAGCTCTGGTACTCGATGGTTCATAGGATTGTGTTCTAAGTGGTAATTTACACTCGACATTTTGGAGTGGGTGAAAGTTTCTTTCGTAAGTCTTCGCTAAAACTTTATTGAAACGAGATGTACTTTGTGGTCTGAGTTCGTCAGATGAATCAATGAATTCTGCTGGTGAACCTTTACCCGCCATGTATGGCGAGGTTCCATATAACATAGTGTTTGGTCTATCCGATCCATAGTTAAGGGTACTGGGCTGAGGATATACAAAAACTTCTTCGGTTGCACAAACGGCGGGAACCGCGTGATCTTGAACCATTTTCATTCCTGGTTGGAGTTGATACGCCATTTATTATTACAAAAGATTTTGTTTATGGAAATCGAGTATCTACTATTTTATTATTAAATTGTTTAAAATTAAGGTCCTAATCCAGAACCTCTGTGCATACCACTTCTCTTATCTCCGTTTGGATCAAGTCCTGAAAACGCCTCAAGTTGAACACCTCTCGCGTCTGGGTTACACAATCTTGGGTCTTGACGGCATGTATTATCTCTTTTACCATGGATAAATTCGTAATATGGTGTACCACCAATGGATGTATCTGGCATACTTACAAATTGTCTCGATAATGCATTTCTTTGATATTCGGGCATAGTTGAACGCGAACGGGCTGGACCATATTTGATGTCACCTGTAAGAAAATTGTTTACTGGGGTTTTTACGGTTGGGTAATGACACGATTGAGGTCTGTCTGGTCTATCTGCATAATCCGATATAAGAACATTTCCCATTGGATTATCTTTTGTTGGCATGGAACACTCTTTACCTACATTATTGTATACGTTTGTTGGTCGTATAACACCTTCTTTCACCATATTAGATTTTTCCATTATATAAAGAACGCCGAGTGCGGTTGCTCCCAAAACAAATATACGTGCATCACGTCGTATGAGGTATATTATACACGTCGCATAAATAATAAAACGAGCAGTTGCGTTAACACGGTCTGCTGAAGATTGCGTCTTTGACGGCCAAAATTCGTGAACTCTGTCTACTCGAACCAATTGTTTTGGATCTTCAAACCAAGATGTCATTTATATATAGTGAGTTTATTTTTTCATCATACCACCCAACATACCCTGCATCGTTTTCATCAATGCAGCTTCGTCAAGTTCACTTCCATCTTCACCCATTTTATCTGCACATTGCTTTGCAACTGTCTCAATCATGGAAAGTGTGTCTTCTGGGATAGAACTAATGGTTGTACCGAGCATATATAGCGTCTGAACATATTGCCAAATTGCACTTTTTGTATTCTCTGAAGCAGATCCCCAGTGTTTTTCGAGGTTTACACCTTTCATGAAATCTAAATTCTTAGATTCTTCAATGAAAAATGATTCGTCTTTGGACGAAATCTTATCGGCATATGGGGTAACACCCTGCATAAACCCGTCTACAACTAAACGTGGGTTTGAAGCTTTCATTAAATCGAAAGCCGATAAACACTTTTTTAAGCCTTTTTCTTCTGGAAATGTCTTGTGTAATTCCA